GCTCCTCACGGAGCTTGGGATCTCATCTATTTCTAGATACATCCCTTTTTGGTATTCAGTTAACTCTGAACTGCCTGAAAGTAAGATAGATCTTACCCCAGATCGAGTATTTAGAGTAGGTGGAGCAGACAGTGGCCTTCTTGGCATTGTCGGTTCATGGGTGCTTAAGATATTGATTCTTAACCCAAAACACTGGCTTCAGATCTGCCGTCCTCGTAAGAGAACAGCGGAAAACTTTAAAATTACAAGTTGTGAGAAAAATAAAGAAATTTAAAAAATCTTTACTTCCCTCCAAACTTATAAATAAAGTCTCCTATTCAAGGGACCAAAAGTTGATCTTGCTTGAAAGTTCTAAAGCTTTCATCGACTTTTTAAAGAAATATGGTTTTAAAATAATAAAACTATGTATCCATAAAAGGTCGAAGTTAGTGCCTAAGTTGCGAATGCTTCATAACTTTGGGAGATACCTGTTGTATTTAAACAAACATCATGGATCTCTTTTTGTTGTGAAGTATCTTAAGGCTGCTCAATTGAGTATTCAAAGAAAGTTAGCAGGTCAACCTTTCTCATCTCTGAGAGAGATTGAACCTGATCTGAACTTACCTAGATTAGCTAAATGCGGTTTACCAGCCATAATTGGTACGAACGATAGAAAAGCTATTCTTAGCGGTTCTACCCAAGTAATCCAATTATACCTTAGCATATTTGGTCTTTATAGGGTCATTAAAGCCCCTGTAAAAACTAAATTAACCACAATAACTGATTTATATAATGGTAATATCCCTTTTCTTACAGATACGTTGGACAAATTTACTTTGTTGAGTAAAAAGTTTATTAGTATTAAGAAAGAGAAAATCCCATTAAATCTAGGTGGAGCTCAAATACTACTCCTCCAAACTTCCTCACCATCACATAAAATCGCGTGCCTTGGTGTTGGTGCCGATCCTGGCCTTCTTATGAAGGCTGGAGTTGGTCCTTTTATCCAAAGGTGACTTGAATTAACTAATAATATACCATTATTAGATATGTGAAATGTGTTGAAGTTAAAAACTTGACCTGGTTCCGCTGGACTCTGAAATGAAAAAGAAAAAGTATTTACTTTTAGTAATTATCCATTCTTAAGTAATAAGGGGAAAAGTTGAGTCAAGTCTATTGTAGCTTATGGAGTAGGCCAACTTCAATTTAAAGAAGAAGCTGCTGGTAAATTAAGAATTTTTGCGATGGTTGATATATGAACTCAATCCATATTAAAACCCTTGCATGATTTCTTATTTGCTGTTTTAAAGACTATCCCTAATGATGGTACATTTGATCAGAATGCTGCTTTTGAAAGAGCACAAACTAAATCTCATGTATCAGGGTGTTGTTTTGGATATGATCTATCCTCTGCAACAGACCGACTTCCTATTTTACTACAAATTGCTATTCTTAAACCTATTATAGGTGAAGAACTAGCTTGATTGTGATCTGACATTTTGGTCAATAGACCATATGACATTTCTAAATCAAACGGTGAAGACCTTTATGGTATCACTGAAAAATGAGTTAAATATCAAGTAGGCCAACCCATGGGAGCTTTAAGTTCTTGAGCAATGTTAGCTCTGACTCATCATTTGATTATGCAGTTTTGTAACCAACTACTTGGTAACAAAGGCTGAACAGATCAGTATGAAGTACTTGGTGATGATATTGTGATCTTTGATCGCAATCTCGCTACCAAGTATGTCGAGTTAATGGCTCTCTACGGAGTCCCGATAAACACATCCAAATCTGTTGTGTCTATACAGAAAACTCCAGTAGTAGAGTTTGCAAAAAGAACTTCATACAATCTTACGGATGTTTCTCCGATTTCCTGAAAAATGTTCTTGAACCAAGATACATTCGCAGGTCGCTTGTCAATAGTCAGCTACTGATGAGCGAGGCATAATGAGTTTTTATTTTCCTCAATGAAAACCATTATACAATCGAACATGAATGATATGAGACCTGAAAAAGATAACAATTCTTATTTAAGTCTTCTAACCAATCTTGTTAATAGAAATGTCTTTCCGATTGAATGAATATTAGCAAAGGTATCTGAAGTTCACCCAATTATTAAACCTTTTGGTAAAAGTAAAGTAATTGGTTTTCCCATTCGATGAGCAAAAGATATACTTGCACGCCATTGGCGTGGAAGTGATATAAAGGATTTAATTCCTTTCATTTCACTTGTTTATTTCAGGGATGAACGATACCATTTAGCAGCTGTACGTAAACAAATAAAGTCTATCTTGGACAAATATACAGATGAATACTGCATGAAGAGTTATCTTCAATTTGCAGGTCATTCTGGATCAGTCCTTGTTAAACGCTATATGTATACTATCTTCTTTATGGATATGCTAACATTGCGGGTGATGAGATCTGTGAATCTGAAACTTTTTGATTTAAATCAATTATTAAAGATTTTAGAACAGGTTCAGACCGCTACGTCAACATTCCGAATACTCGAGCAGTCGAAAAAGAATAAACAGCAAATAACAAATGATTTAAAACTTCTAAAAGTTTTAGAAGAATCAAATAAAAAATCTAATAGATCAGATCCAGATATCTGTCCTATGACATTCTTTACTTGAGATCTAATGATATTTACTGGTTTCCAACAACGGCATTAAGTTCCAAGACGACTAAAAGTCTTCCTGAAAGAAAAGTCTTTAAATATAAGTTTAAGAGAAGATGAGTGAGAGTCAACATCTAGAAGATGCTCTGACTGGGGCTGCGCAGAAACGCGTGTAGAGTCCCTCTTTGTAAAGAAGGTACACACCAGTACTACTCATTCATGCTCCTTCCACTCTTTGCCTGATCTAAATCTAACTATTTAAGTTAGTACTAGGTTGTTAATCTTCCTAGTCTAGTTCAAGAATTGGTGAAATTTGCTTCTTCAGTCTTAATATTAAATTAAGGACTTCTTATTTCTTAACCCGTCCGTAAAACCTTTGGAACAAAGGGGAGTCGGCCAAAACGGGAAGGTCC